ATGTCATCAATGGAGTTACAAACAATTTTAGATAGGTTTCTTGTAAAATTCTTTGTTATTCTGTTTTCTGCTTTTATTTGTTGGTACCTTATACGACGAATTAGCTATTCGGGAGGTGATAAATAATGAATTCTAGTGATATTGTTGGCCTGATCTATAATTTTATTACTTTTTTCGCTTTAGGCTTTTGTGTTTATTTTATCTATACTGATTTATTTAAGAATAGGAATAATAAAAAATGATGATGTTATTCGCTTTATTCTCCATTTTTTTATTGTTTATAGTTGTTCTTTCGATCGATGAAGAAAAAGAATATCAGACTTATTTAAGAAAGAATCTTGAAGATGAAAATAAATAAGAGAGTTTTTTATGCCTTGTCTTCTCTTTTAATTTTGGGCTATTCTGTTCTTTCGCCTTTTTATAAGGTTTCTGCTCTTGATAAAAAAGATAACTTGCCGCCCTTTAATGAAGTAAAGAGTGTTGAACTTAAGTATGGAGATTCTTCTTCTGATTTGACTTATGCATGGTACAATTATTTTTTTAATAAGAAAAATGATGTCCATTTTAAGCTTAGGTGGAATTGTCTTAACTTTACTAGAGATCAAGCTAAAGCCAGTTATGCTAAAGCTATCGCTAATAATGAAGGTTGGCTTGTTACTCAGTGGGACGTTACTCCTTTGTCGTCTAGAGGTTCTAAAGTTGTTCCTATGAAGTTTTTGACTCTTTATTGGTCTGAAAAAAAGCTTAATAAATTGTTATTGAGTTATAGTCTAGGTTTTGGATATCATTGGCGTTTTCCTAAGGTTTCTTCTAACGGTGTCCACGTTTTGCAATTTATATATTATGGTGAAGATAATTATGTTATTAATTGTCTTGATCACGATTATGCAACTTTATCTAATGATGAAGATGCTAATAAGTATTCTGATGAGTCTGGTTTTCACCGTAAAATTTCTACATTAATAAATACTTTTCCTTATGAAGTCGATAAAGCTACTATAGGTGATAAAGATATTTCCATTCGTGACGCTTATCAGCAGACTTTATATCCTCATTTTGAATATGATTTGAAAAACTTAAAGCTTAAATTGCATCATCTTAAAAAAGAGGATTCTATAAAGTTTCCTGATGCCTGGGCAAGTTTTGACAATCAGAAAGGGTATTATATTCCCGATAAGTCTGATTATTATTTACAATTTACTATTCAACGACGGAATGGCGGTGATGTAATTCAAAATGGATTGCAATATATAAAAGCTGATGGATCTTTCGAGATTGACTTACCTTCTTTAGATGAATATTCTATTTCTGCTAGTTATAGCACTAAGGTCTGTTATGCTTACTCTTACGATAGAGATAGGACTATAACACCTGCTGAAGGTGATTATTGTTTCTATACGCCTCCGGATGAAAAAAAGGACTTGCATTATGGTGAGAGAGTTGCCTATATAAAAGCGGACGGATCTGTAAAATCTGGAAGTACTTTAGGTTTAGACTGTAATTATGGTTTCTGTTCTGAATTGAAACAGAAACCAAAGTATGAAGATTGCTCTCAATATGATTACAATTTTAACGGATTAAAAATACCTTCTTTTGGTTCTATTGCTTGTGCAATTCGTAATTCTTTTGTTTGGTTTTTTACAGATTTTATTTTTAGTATAATTTTTCCAAAAATTGAAGATCTTCAATCTCTATGGAGTGATTTATTGAATACTATTATTGATCGATTAGGTTTCTTAGCCTTGCCGTTTACGTTTATAAAAGGCGTGTTTACTACAGTTGAAGCTATGAACTCTAATAATACTACTTGTGCTGTTTCGCTTACTATTTTTGGCTCTACTGCTAACCTCGAGATGTGTAGATGGCGATATCAATTGCCGGCCGTTTGGTCATTTATGCAGATATTTCTTCAGGGTGGTATAGCTATTGGCTTTTTGTGGACTTGTTATCGATTGGCCAACAGGTTCTTTGGAATCTATGTAGAGGATTATGAAGAAGAGGAACATGAAACTCAATTCGTTCGCTGGCTTGACGAGCGTACTGGTGATCATGGTGACTGGGAAGAAAGGAGAAAGGATTAGTATATGATAGTAATGTTTATTTTGTCGTTTATTGTCGTTATAATTAAATTCATTTTATCTCTTATATTGATTCCCGCTGCTCCATTAGTCTTTCTTAATGCTATTAATAATGTTGTTCCTTATTTTGCTTTTCCTATAGTCGTTCTGAGAAATTATATAGGTGATACGTTTTTTGCTACAATGCTCGTTATGATTGTTACTAGTATTACTGTCTTTATAGCAATACGTCCTGTTCTTTGGTTTTATAACAAAGTGAGGGGTCATTAATGCCTAATATTTTACCATTCGTTTCTAAGTCTTTATCTTTCGATAAAGAAGCTATTAGAGAAAATAGACGCAATCTTAAGGATCCAGATTACTTTCGTCCCTCAGGTATTCAGACTTTTTTCGGTGAACAAGGTGATGGTAAGACAATAACTCTAATTCATTTTTATAAGAAGATCGCAAAACGCTATCCAAAAGCTATCGTTGTTTCTAATATTATATTAAAAGATCGTACCGCTCTTAGATTTGATGGATCTTTAGATAAATTAAAGTCCATCCTCTCTCGTGAGATCGATACTGTTTCTAGCTATATCTATTATTCTTCTTTAGAGGAATATGCTCTTGTCAATCAATGCGTCCGTAACGGTAAATATGGCGTGATAGTTATTACTGATGAATATCAAAATTATTTTTCTAATCAGGATTCTCGCAACGTTCCGCCTTGGGTCATCCACCAAGCAGCCCAGAATCGTAAACAGAAACGGATTCACCTCGTTACTTCTCAAGATTACGATCAATTGGTAAAGGCTGTACGTCGTCGTTCGGACATTGCCTTTAAATGCAAGTCTTTCGCTCTTCCATTCGGCTTGTCTGCTGGCCCTATTTTTACGGTTTATTGGGCGTTTATCGCTAAGAAGCTGGAATTTGATAACAACGGCAAGCGTGTTGATGGATCGCGTCCTCTTAAAATGGGATTCTTCTTCCAGTCGCAAGCGTTGCGTGATTCATACGATACTAATCAGGTCGTCTTTACTGGCTCTCAGGCTGACGGCGTCTATCTCGCCTCACAACCTACTGTCACGATAAAGAAACTTGCCGTTCCTCTTAGAAGGAGAAAGGGGGTGTTTTCCAGGTAGAAGCGACTCTCTGATCGGCGCGAAAAGTTACGCTTTTCGCGTCCGGGCGGTGTCTATAGGTTCCCGCCCGTAGGGCTACTTGATAACCCAACACTTAACAAGCGTTTATAGAGGTAAACAACACGTAAAAAATAACATATTGGGGGTATGTTTAATGAATCAATCTTTAACTGTAATTGAACACATTACGAAAGAATATCCTAACAATATGTATAAAGTTACTATTTTTAACAATCCTTTAGTACTTCCACGCCCTAAGCTAGGTCATAAGCCTAATAGGGATTCCGAGAAGCCGTCAGATAAAGCCATTGAAGAATCTTTACGTCGTACACGTACAACTATTTTTGATTATGCCTTATCTAACAACTTCTCTTACTTTGTTACTTTTACTTTCAATCCTAAGAAGGTTGATAGATATTCTATAGAAGCTACTTTTAATACTATGAAGTATTGGCTCAATCGTCAGAAAAAGCACTCTCCTGATTTTGCATACGTGATCGTACCAGAGTTTCATAAAGACGGTGCTATCCACTTTCACGCTTTGATCCGTGATTATAACGCTGAATTAAAATCTACTAATGTTTTTCAGAATGGTAAACGCGTCTATAACCTTACAGGTTTTACTGCTGGATTTACAAATGCTCAGAAGCTTGACGATGATCAAACTAAGGCCGCAGCTTATCTTACTAAGTATATTACTAAGGATATGCTTAATCGATTCAATAAGCGTCGCTATTGGGCCTCTAAGAATCTATGTAAGCCTGTAAAACATTATGAGTCATTAGATGAATTAAAATTAAGTCAGTATATTCACGATGATAATTTAATGTTTCATTCTGATGCATATAATTTATCAATTTATCAATTCAAGCGTAATTTGGATATTGATTCTATTTATGATTTATTAGTCGATAGAGATGTAGATTTGACTTTTTCAGTCGCTACTAATATTAAACTTCGTCAAGCATCATTACCTACAATATTCAAACAGACTCGCCCTCTTCCGCCTTAATTTTTTGTTTTTAGATAGTCTTCTATAATTTTCTTTATCTCTATAGTTTTATTGTAGATTCCTACTGTACAGAATGAAGCTATCATTATAATTATCATACATAAGAATACGATAAATATTACTATTATAGTTTCTAGCGGTAATTGTGTTAGATCCATTTTTTTCCTTTTTATTTAGTTTTATCTATAGGTGCATTATATAACATAAATTGGAGGGTAGAAAGTGTTTTTTATGAAGATATATGAAGCTTTTAAGCTTTATATTTGCGATTATGTATTAAGGGCTGGTAAGTCTATTAATACTGAATCTAGCTATTTAAATATCAGTAAGTCCTTGATCTCATTTTTTGGAGATGTGGATATTGAAAGTTTATCTTTTTCGGATTTTAGAGATTGGCACAACTTTGTTTCATCTCGATGGAGATCTAATACCGTTCGTAATGCTATCTCTTGCATTCGTATGGTTTTAAAGATGGCAGCAAGGAGAGGATTTGATGTTATGGATTATGAAGAATTAGTTGTTCCTAAGCGTGAGAAGTATATTATTCAATACTTATTACCAGAGGAGATTGAGGATTTTATTTCTGTTGCCTCTCGTCAACGTAGAGGCTATGGATCTATGAATCGATTGCGCAACATTGCAATATTGCGTTTGTTGGCCGCATCGGGTATTCGTGTTTCTGAGTTAGTATCTTTGAATCGCAATAGTATTCGTCATCGGAAATTTACGGTCATCGGAAAGAGTAAGAATCCTCGTGTCGTTTTTATTGATGAAGTAACTGAAGACGCTATAAATAATTATTTAGCTTGCCGTATTGATGATAACCCTGCCCTTTTTATCTCCCATCAAGGCGCTCGATCTCGTCTTACTACTGGTGGTGTTCGTCGTATATTTGAATCTATTTGCGATAATTCAGACTTTATTAACGTAACCCCTCATACTATTCGCCATTCGTTTGCTACTATGCTTTTAGATAAAGGTATTGAATTATGCTATATTTCGGATTTACTAGGTCATCAGAGTTTGGACACGACGCGTATTTATACACACTATACGAATACAAAATTACAACATATTTATGATTCAGTTATGACTTAAATATGTTATTATATATGTAGTTAGTAACTTTTACAGAGTATTCCATTGACGTTGAAGAGGTGAGGGGTTCGAATCCTCTATTGCCCACCAGATGTGATACACAAGCCTCGTCGATAGTAGACGGGGCCTTTTTATTGCTTACTATACACACCTTGACTTTATTTGATAAGTATGTTAGAATTTAAAGTATGAGTAAACATGACTCGCCTAGTTTAGGCACAAAAAAGCCACAACACTGTTCTTTA